CTCCCGCAGAGGGGTGTCGTTTTTGAGCTCGATGTCGTCCAGCCGCTTGAGCACGTCCTCCAGCTTGGCGGTGTCAGACTCGATCGCAGCGAGCTTGGCTTTGGTTTCCGCAAGGGCGTCGCCGTATTGCTTGATTTCGTCGTCGCGCTTGCGGTCGGCCTCTTTCCACTGGGTGTCGAGCTGGCCGAGCTTCTCGAGGATTTTGGTTTCGTCAGTCATGGTCAGTTACCTGTCATTTGATTGAGTTTGTCGAGGACGGCATCGAGGCCAGCGTCTTGCGTGGCAAGCGACTTGTAGCCGTTGTTGATGATCGTCCGCGCCTGGGAGCGGCTGAACCCAGCGTCTCGCATGAGGAACTGCTCAAAGTCGCGGATGGTGGGGAAAATGCCCTGTGCCAGCGCGGAGCGGACCTCCGTTACCTGGGCATCAGGGTTGGCGGGGAACGTCACCACGGACGTTTCCCATAGGTTGATCTGCTTGAGATGCCAAACGGCGTGCTCCTCGTTGTATTCCTCGCCGCCTTTGGGCACGGTGAAGCCGATAGACAGGCCGCGCACAGCGCCCATTTTCAGAAGCTCATGGGTTTCCCGGCCTTTTTGTGTGCCCATGGCCAGGCGCCCGGCCATTTTCAGGCCGTGGGCGTCCTCCTCCATGTCGGTCCACACGCCGATGGGGTCGCGGTGGTCGTGCTGCCATAGGAGCGCAGGCATCGCGTTTTTGGCCTTGTGCTCCTTGATGGTGTCGGTGAATGCGCCGGGCATGACGATATCCCGGTAGCTGTCAATTACGTTGAAAACCGAGCCGTAGCCCTCGAAGGTACCGTCGTCGGCGACGGCCTTAATTTCCAGCGGGCGGGTGATGTGCTTAACCTTCATTTTGTTGGCCCTCTGTGCCTACGTTGAGCGGTTGCCGGTAGTCGTCACCGCCTGCTCGGCGATTCCAGCCCTCGATTTCGCGTGCTTCGTTGGGGTTGATGACGCCGGCCTCGATGCCTGACTTGTAGCCGTCCATGCGCTCTTTGAATTCGCCGAGGGTGAATTGATCGGTGTCGAACACCACGCGGGTTTTGCGTCGCTGCTCAGGCGGCACCAGTTCCCGCACCAGGGTTTCGCTCAGGCGCTTGAGGCGCGGGGCGAGGCTGAACCGCCCGAATGATCGAGAGAGTTGTTCGAGCCCGGTGCCCCATGTGGTGGATTTCTCCGTGTCGTTCAGCAGGAACAGGGGCACGCCGAATATCGCAGCGATTTCCTGCTTCTGCATCCGCCGCGATTCGATGTACTGGGCATCTGTCAAGTTCATTCCGCCAAGGCTGTGCAGCTTGGCGCCGTGAAATACCGGCGTTTCACCGGCTTTTGATGCGCCCTTGAGTTTGGCCAGGGCTTCCTTGAACTGCAGCAACTCGTCATCGCCAAGGCTGTTTTCCAGCTCCACCCACTGGCCGGTTTGGAGTCCGTTGCGGTAGGCGGCGACAGCGTGCTTTTCGAGCTGCAGCGCCAGGCCAATGCCCTCCCGGTGGTTGCCGATCGTCGAAAGGCCCCGGTAGCCGTCGCTGCCGAAATTCCGCAGGTGGAAAACCTTGTCAGGGCCATAGATGCCGTTGGGCCCGTATTCGCTGCTGACGGTGTAGCGAAGCTCCCAGTCGGGCAGCATGTCCACGTCAACGGCATTACCTTCCAGGGGCAGCAGGCGCAGCACGCGGCCGCGGGCATTGCTGTTTTTGTACAAGTACCCGTTGCCCTGCATCTCGCTCCACGCCACCAGGGTGGCGATGAGGTCGTGCTGGGTTTGCCAGGCGTTGGGCTCGGCGAGCAGCTGCAGTAGGTCGTGGTCCGTCGCATCCGCCCATGTGCCGTTTGGCTGGCGGGTGTGCACCTCGATTGGCAGCTGCGCGATGGTCTCGCTGATGATACGCACGCAGGCCCACACTGTGGACTGCCGCATCGCTGTGGCGGCGTTTATGTGGATGCCGCTGCCCGTGGCGCCCACCCAGCCGCTGTCGAGCGCGGCGATGATTTCATCAAATGACCGAGGTTGCGGGGCGTTTTTCTCGCCCCCGGGGCGCTTATTCGCCGTCAGAAACATTGTTTCCTCCGTTGACGCGGGCCGCCACGGTGGCCAGGGCAATCAGCAGCGCACCGCCGGCCATGCAGGCGAAGCCAGCCCCCCACTCCAGATAGACGCCAGCCGTTACCGCCAGACCTCCGGTAACGGCGATGGCGTCGATAAGTGTTTTCATAGGTACATGAGGCTCGGTTTTTTGGGTGGCGCCACGGTAAGCCAGCGGCCAATGGCCATGATTTGGGCCACCGGGCCGTCGATCTTGACGGGCTGGTTTTTCTCTTTCGTCGGGCGGATGGTGTCGTTGGGGCCCTGGGCCGCCAACACGTTACTCATCATCCAGGCCATCACCTCGCAGCCGTCGTGGTGGTAGCGGTCGGCGATGATGGCAGCCTCCATTTCCCGCATCGGCTCGTTCATCGTGCTGAAACCCTGGCGGTACTTGACCATCGGCAGGCCGTCATCCATCAAGTGGTTGGCCAGCTGCTGGGCTTGCCATTCGTCGTAGGCCACCGAGAGCACCTTGTATTTGCCTGCCAGGTCGCGGATGTCGTTTTCGATCTGGTCGTAGTCTGTGACGTTGCCCGGGGTCAGTATCAATTTGCCCCGCCGCGCCCAGCCGCTGTACTGGCTGTTGTCGGATTCCTCGGCCGCTTCCTCGTTGAGGTAGAAGCGGTTGAAGCCGTAATACTCGTTGCCGCGGCGGAAGGTGATGTTGAGGGCGGCAATGTCGGTTTTGCTGGCCAGGTCGACGGCGATGTGGCATTCCTCGCCTTCGAAGTCCTCGATGCTCAGGGCCGGGTCTCCGCAGCGGTCCCAGGCCAACATGTCCATCCAGGCGGTGGCGGCGTTGACCCAGACGTTGAGGTGCTTGGTCAAAAAGTTGTTGACGGCGCTGGGGGTCTCCATTGCCTTGCGGGCCTTGCGCTCGATGTCCTGCGGGTTGACCGACACGCCCCAGTTGGGGTTGGCCTTGGCCCACACCGCGGGATCCGTCCAGTCGTCGTCATCATCGATGGTGTAGATGATGCCGAAAAACTCTTCGTCCTCGACCACCCGCTGCAGCACCTTGGTCACATAGCCGCGGATCTCGTAGCAGATCCCTGCGCGGTTGAATCCGGCGGTGGTGATGAGCCAGATCAGCGGCTGGCGCCTGGCACCCGTGCCAGTTTCCAGTACGTCGTAGACCTCGCGGGTTTTGTGGGCGTGGAATTCGTCCACCAGGGCGCCGTGGATGTTAAGTCCGTCCAGGTTGCCGCCCTGGTCGCGGGACAGGGCCTTGAAGCTGCTGGCGGTTTCCTCGACATACACCGCGTTGGCGCTGGTTTGTGCGCCGAACCGGACACGGATACCGGGGCAGCGGTTTACCATCTGATAGGCGTCCTGCCAGACGATCTTGGCTTGGTCCCTGGTGGTCGCTGCGCTGTACACCTCGGCGCCGGCTTCGCCGTCTGCGGTCAGCAGGTAAAGGCCTACGCCGCTGGTTTTGGTGCTTTTGGCGTTCTTCCGGGGCACTTCCTCGTAGACGGTTTTGAACCGGCGGTAGCCGTCCGCGTCCACCCACCCGAAAACGGTCGTCAGCTCGAAGATTTGCCAGGGCTCCAGGGAGATGTTTTGTCCTGCCCACTCGCCCTTGATGTGCGGCAAAAGCTCGATGAAACGGCAAACGTGGCTGGCGCGCTCTTCATCGAATCGGTATCGCCAGCCTGAGCGGGACAGGTCGTTGAGCTGACGATCACATGCCAGCTGCACCCACCGACACGCGGGGATTTCGCCGGCTACCACCGCCCTGGCGTATTCCAGGGCGATGGCGCAGTAGTCTTTGGCCACAGGTCAAATATCGCCCCAGCCATCGCTGGCAAGCGGGAGCTGCTGCTGGCCTGAGTCCTTAACCTTGCTCCTGGCCGCCGGCGTCATGCCAAATTCCTGGGCGCCCTTGAGCACCTGCTCCCACAGCTTGTTGCGCACGGTGAACAGCGCCGATTGCACCTGATAGCCCTGCGGCGTCTCGTCGAGGGTTTCTTCAATGCTCGCCAGCCGGCGGGTGACTTCTTCAAACTTCCCAAGGCTGTCGCAGTACGCCGCCAGAGGGCCGCCGTCCAACATGGATACCAGCCCATGCTGCTCCAGCAGCTCGGCGATTTCCTTCCAGTGCTTTTTCGCAGCCTTCGGCAACCAAACCGGGCACTTGGGCGCACCGAGCGGAACCTTGGGGCCATGGCTGTGCCGATCCTTGCGAAAATTACCTGCAATCACTTTGGACTGCGCTGGTGTCGCCGGTCTGCCTCTGCTCATAAAAAAAGGGGCATCCTCACGGATACCCCCCCTACCTCAATTTTGCCATCACCAAAAAAAGAGTCCCTGCGCGGTCGGTCTTGCGCGGGGCTTGAAGTTTTGAGGGGCCCTACCCCCCGAGCCCGGTCTTGCGGTCGTGGT